TGCTACAGGTTATCAAGGTGCTACTGGTGCTGTAGGATCAACTGGTTTAACAGGTGCTACAGGTAGTGGTGCAACAGGATCAACAGGGCCAACTGGCGATATTGGTGCTACGGGTGCTCAAGGAGAAACCGGTGCTACTGGTAGTGGATCTACTGGTGCTACCGGCCCTACTGGAGATATCGGTGCTACTGGTGCCCAAGGGGATACAGGTGCTACTGGTGCAGGTGCTACTGGTGCTACAGGACAAGCTGGTCCAACTGGTGCAACCGGTCCTGCTGGTGCTAACGGTACTATAGGAGTTGACGGATCCACAGGTGCTACAGGTCCTGCTGGAGATATCGGTGCTACTGGTGCTACAGGTCCTGCTGGAACGAACGGGTCTACAGGTGCAACTGGTGAAGGATCTACTGGTGCAACCGGTCTTACTGGTGCAACCGGTCTTACTGGTGCAACCGGATCTGGTGCAGATCCTACAAGTATTTTTACTATAACAAATACTACAGATTCAATGTCTACCAATTCTGGAGCACTACAAGTAAGAGGCGGTGCCGGTATAGGAGGAAACTTATACGTTGGTGGATTTATCGGTGCAGACGGTATAAGCAATGCAAATATCTCAACCTTAGACATCTACAGTGCTTACAATGTTGACATTGAAGCATTAAATGAAATTACTCTAAGAGGTGGTGCTAATTTCGCAGGTCCTGGAAGTAACATAACTGTACTAGCTGGTGCTGGTGGCGAAAGTTCTATTGATCCGGAAGCACTTCCGGGAGAAAAAGGCGGTAATATTTCTATTGCGGCCGGCTCTGGCGGCAATGGGTTTGGCGGCTTCGGAGGTGGCGGCGATGTAACAATTACGGGTGGTAGCGGGTCGACCGCAACTGCTGGGCAGATCTTTATCCAAGGTGGAGAAGTTGGCGGCGGCGGGTCAACAAGAAGTTATGTTTGGATTAATAATTTTAGATTGCCTAATACTAACGGCACATTTGGTCAGACATTAGTAGTAACAACTGCATCAGGAACAACTGCAACCTTAGGTTGGACTACTATTTCCGGTGCAACTGGTGCCACTGGATTATCCGGTGCTACTGGTGCTACTGGTTTAGGAGCCACAGGTGCTACAGGTAATCCTGGACCAGACGGATCGACTGGTGCTACCGGCCCAACAGGTGCTACCGGCCCACAGGGACCGTCGGGCGTTTCAGCAGCTCAAGGCGGCACAGGTGCAACCGGTGAATTTGGTTCTACTGGTGCTACTGGTCCACAAGGTGCAACTGGTAGTGGAGCAACAGGCTCGACTGGTGCTACTGGTACACAAGGTGCTACTGGTAATGACGGATCAACAGGTGCTACAGGTCCAACAGGTGCTACTGGTATTGGATCAACAGGTGCAACAGGTGCTCAAGGCGAAACTGGTGCTACTGGACCTCAAGGTGCAGGTGCTACTGGTGCAACTGGTATAGGTGCAACTGGTAGTCAAGGTGCAACTGGCCCAGAAGGAGCTCAGGGCAGTGTTGGTTCAACAGGTGCAACTGGATTAACTGGTGCAACAGGTTTATATGTTGTTAGTGCAACAGTAACCGGAACAGTGTTATCGTTTACACTTAACGATAGCTCAGTATTAACTGCCGGTAGTGTTGCAGGTGCTTCGGGGGCAACCGGTCCTGCAGGTGCTACAGGTGCAGAAGGCGTTTTTGGTGCTACTGGTGCAACAGGTCCTCAGGCGGCAACTGGTGCCACTGGACCGGATGGTTCAACTGGACCAACAGGTTCAACTGGACCAACAGGTTCAACCGGCCCTGCAGGGGCTACTGGTGTTACAGGTGGAACTGGTGCAACTGGTATTAATGGTCCAACGGGGGCTACTGGTCTGTATGTTACTAGTGCAACTGTAACTGGAACACAGTTATTGTTTACACTTAGTGATGACTCAGTATTAACTGCTGGTAGTGTTGCAGGTGCTACAGGTGCAACTGGATCAGGTGCTACAGGTGCATTAGGGCCTCAAGGTGCTACTGGAGGAATTGGTGCTACAGGTGCTACAGGTTTAGGCGAGCCTGGAGAACAAGGGCCAATTGGAAGTACCGGTGCAACAGGTGCAAATGGTGCAACAGGTGCTACTGGTATGACTGGAGACACTGGTATACAAGGTGCAACTGGACCAGAAGCAACAGCATTCTTATTATACAGTACTTCTACTCTTTCTTTAAGCACAGGTACTAAGAGTTTCACCTTCTTTGATCCAAACGGTAGAGGACGTCAAGGTGGATATATTGAAGGCATGCGTGTGCGTGTCGGTGGCCTAAACTCTGTTCCATATGTTTATATGGAAGGACTAGTTACTGCTATTACTGAAGCTACTACTTCGATGAACGTGCTAGTAGATCGTGTTTTAGGTACAGGATCTACTAATAGCTGGTTTATTAGTCCTACAGGTGATGTTGGTGCTACCGGATTAGGATATTTTGCAACTTCTAATAGCAGTCATGCTTTACCTGCATCTGGTAATTTATTATTTGTTGTAAATG